ATGCCGCCGCCAGTATAGTGTGACTGAGTGCACGTCAGATATGCCGTGTAATCCTTGATACGCGCACCATAGTACCCATTGGTGTTTTCATGCAAGATGCGATTCAAGCGATCAACGGTTGTCTTTGAGTGCCAGCCTGCCGAACTAACTGACACAATGCGCTCATGTCCAGCCGTACCCGACTCATCGATTACAGCAATGAGTGAGTTATGGTGATAGATGCCCACCTTAGTTTTATCGGCATTCCACATAATGTCGGTGGCATAACCAATTTTACCGTCCCTTGAATGAATCTTTTTAAGATTAGTGATTGTCATTTTCGGCAATTTGAGATTAGACATTGGTGTCTCCATTCTTTGTTGGTTGAGAGGATGCGGCCTACAGACATTGCCTGTAAGCCACATTCCATCAATCACCATTCCGCTCCACAATCGGCGCATTGGTGCGCGCCGCTGTGATTTGTGTTCAGGTCGCATGCGCCCAGGCATACTGTCGATGCTTGGTTGCATGCATCCTCTTCTGGTGCCCAGTGTCGCGGGCGTGCATCATTCATTTTCAATCCTCCTTCGTTGCCCAGTAGTAGGCGAGCGAGTGATTCATGTCAAGCCTGTTTCACCGCTACGCGTTCAACCTGATATCTCCATTGTTGTGTGTGCCATTGCATCTGTCAAGTGTCGATGTTTCCCGGGCGTGTCGCTATCAACGTTGCTGAAGCTTAGGTCAATGGTTGCACTAACCACCTAGGTGCTTTCCTGTAGCACACAAACGGGCGGCGTGTCAAATTGACACGCCGCCCGGGCCCATTTCCACATCGTGGAAGTTCGCGTGCCTATACGCACACGCCTTAACGCGCGGAAATCCTCAACTGGGAAAATTATTTCCAGAACCATTTGAACCATTGTTCTGAATGTTATTCAAATACTGGTACGCGAGATACGCGTTAGCACCCCTACGGTTAAATTCTTCGTCCATCATTTTCCCCATCTTATGCTCCGACTCAGATGTGGCATAACCAATAGCGCAACCGATCAGGAGGACGAATGCACACAGGGCAATGATGAGCCAAATGCTCACATGAATAATCATTAGAGACCTCGATCTACCATGCTCATTGTGAATGCAATTTCCAGTGTTTTTACCATTGCTTGATGAGCAACAAAAGCATTGCTTGCCGTACCGTTATACAGGAACCCACCTGTCATCTTGCAATTGAAACACTGTGTAATGCCACGTTTCATTCTTGGTAGAGTATACCATTTCACATTTGAAACCATCCATCAGAATGCCACTCCCATCAGTGTTGTCACAATGACAACCCCATAGACGATCAGGTAAAAGTTCCATACTGCACCAGTAATTCCTAGTGCCGTGATGCCTAGTACTTTAAGTGCTTTCATACTTGGAGCATACACGACAGTGGCGCAAGAGTCAACACTCTTGCGCCACTGTCATTACGTCACACCTGTGGGAGTCCACTCACGCTCGTGTTCGTGAACGCTCCCGACCAGAACCAATTATGTCCAAACGCGCCACGGAACCACACGTTGTTGCCGTTGACGCTCTCTCCCTTGCGCCAACCATCGAACGTGCCCACCGTGTGCGGTGCGAGCACCTGATCGATCCGTGCCTTTGTCGTCGGCAGGTTACGCCCATTCACTCGCACGTTGCCAACCGTGCGTGACGCGCGCCCCGGCTTCGGCTGTACCGCAACGTGGCTCATCCATGCTTTGATCGTCGGCACCGGGTCAACCGTTCTCGGCACACCGGGCGTCGGTCCATCCCAGTAACGAATTTCCGTATGGTCACAGACTCCGGTTGCGTTACCGGTGCTTCCCACGTTCATGATTGCGTCACCAGCATTTACGACCTGTCCTTTGCGGACACGCACTGAGGAAGCGTGCATGTAAACAATTGTGACAAGCTTTCCCGTGATGGGGTCTTTCGAGTCAATTGCAACACTGATTCCAGCATTCTTCGTGAACTGTCCCGCAAGTGTGACAGTGCCACCCAGAACGGCCTTTCCAATGGCGAATCCAATAAAGTCGGTCCCGTGATGAAAATTACTGTCACCGCCAATGCGAGGTCCATAGGGTGAACTGATGCTAGGCATTGTCTTAGACCCATTAGGCCAAAATACGTTAGTCATGCGATTCTCTCTCTCGTTTCATCCAAGAATTCATTGATAAAGGTGATTTGCGGCGGTGTTACTTCTGGTCTGCTCAGTAGCGTCACCTTAACGTTTGTACGAACACCAGGAGTCCAAGCCAAAAGAGTTGCACCCTCGCTCGTAGTGAAATACCTGACATTCCCTGTTTCCTGACGCTTATGCACCACTCCCTCAAGAATGTGCACAATCCCTTGGTTGCGCGGATGCACAACACTAATAGTGTCACCAATTTCGATCAGGCTAGGGTCGATTACCCGGTTAAGTTTCATCCCACACGATCCTTATTCGTGGCACCATATACCGCCCCGCCTGTCCCGAATCCCGCGATCAGTCCAAGCGCCAGAGCCACAAGATAATCCGGGACGGTAGGAAATTTACCAGCCAGGAGGGGTGAGACAATGGATGCGACAAATGCGGATGCAAATGCGCAAATGAATGCCCAAATAGATTTAGCCGCATATTCAATGAATTTGGTTTTGTTATTAGTTTGATTTGCCATTGTTTCCATCCTGAATGTAGTTGATTTGTGTTGTTGCAATTGCCGCTTCTACTCGCAATTCAGCGTTTTCATTCTCCAATTCTCTAATTCGTTCGTCCCTTGCAGACAAACTCCCATTAGTTTGAGCCTTAATTGATTTAAGCTCTTCATCAGTCTTTTCTTGCTGATTGTGTACCTTATTCAGTCCCCACAACATTGTTGCGGCAGAACTAAGTACAAGTAGCGAGTTAAAAATGAATGAAACGAATTTGTCTGCACCAGGGGCTTGAAAGATATATAGGAATAGTGCTCCCACAATTCCTAGGATAATCACTCCTACAAAACCTAAAAACATGTAATTCTTGTTCATCTTTTAAATATCTCCACAAATGCGTTTCGAGTGGATGGTTTATCAAACCTCATTCTAGCGTGCCTATAGGCGGTGCGCAACCCTCCGAGCAACTTATCACTAAATTCCGCTAGAGTTTTATCTTCAGCCATTTTGTCGTGAATCAGTGTGTATATTTTCTCGTTTCCCGGTCTCTTTGATTGCGCATAATACATTCCATCATCAGGATCAATCCAAATAGAGAATGTCCCATTTTTTGTTTCAAGCGTTAAACGGTATCTCGAATTTGGTGTCTTTTCAGAAATCAATCCTTGGTGATTATCGCTAAATTGATTTCCAACTGCATATGATTCATAATCAGTGCCTGAAATGAACTGTCCAAATGCGGTATTTTTTACGTCATTAATGAATTGTTCATCGTCGATAAAATGAACAACCATAAAGGGATTGTCCCTGTCTGGGATAAAGTACTTGAGAAAACCTTTTTCGTCTGCCTTGTCGGGATCAATTTTATACTCAATAAAATGAGGGTTAGTTGCCCTTACAGCATTTGAAATCATAAAAAGACGCGTCTTTTCTTTATACCTATCAACAGTGTTATAGAAGTTGTTAACTACTGTAGTTTCATTTGGTAGGTACTGAACCGCTCCCTTCTCAATGATGAATTCGTCAAAGATGATTGTAGTCACCTTTTCGTAGCTAACCGATTTGTACTGTTGAGCTCGGCTAAGGGCAATAAAATATCCAATTTGTGTCCATTCACGTTTCTTTTCCTTACGGGTTGACGCCGGTGCCATGTATGCCGCTGTGCCGCCAACCTTAAAATCCCAGTCAGGAAAGAAACTTTCAATGTCATTAAAGAATTCCCTAGATGAAACTTGCATTTCCTCCTTATAACGGCGGAGGTAAATGAACATTTCACCCTTTTTAATTGCTTTTGTAATTGCGTGCTTCTTTGCGCCAAATGTCTTTCCATCACCACGAGGGCCAATAATCATGTTGTAGAAAGCGTTAAACGAAAGGATTTTATTGTAGCTGTAATAGTTAAGCCCGGTAGCGTTACTCATTACTGTGAAATCACCTGTCCATCGCCATAAGTGGTCATGAAATCTCGCGGATTAATTGCAGTGCGAATAGCAAGTCCACTTGACGTGCTTGTCGTATTATGGACAATTGGTCCGTCGCTTGGGCAGGTGTGTGTTTCCCAGTGCAAATGTGGGCCTGTAGCGTCACCACTCGCTCCAAGGTATCCAAGCAATTGCCCCTTATTAACTTTCTGTCCTGGCGAGACAAGCGGGTTTGAACGCATATGCGCATAAATGGTGTGCAAACCGTATCCTCCCCCATCAACACCATGCTTAATCTGAACAGAATAGCCATAGTTGCTATTCAAGTTAATTGCTTCTACGGTGCCAGCTCCCGCCGCATATTCCTTAGCACCACTTACGGCGGGATTATAGCCAAAGTCAATCCCCTCATGGAAACTACCAATTGGACCAGTTCTAGGTCCATATTCGCTAGTCACGGTATTCACATTGAAAGGCCACGAGAACTGCCCACTGCCGCTTGTGGGGGTCAACAGTGCGTTAAGACATGCCTGAGCTACTGGAACCACTTTGTCGTAACGATCAGGGTATGCGCTACCCTGCACTGCCTGAGCGGCTTCTCCGGGCGTCCTAGAACCGTCATTCCAAGGCGGTGAAATGTCGAATAGACCTGCCGGTGAGCCGCCATTCGGGCCTGTAGGACCACCAATAAAAGCGTGTGTCGCATAAGAAACCGTGCACAACTCTTCCGGTGTTCCCCATCCGTTAGGGGGCGTCTGCTGGAAGAGTCCAAGGCTAGTGCCGTCTGATCCGTCACCGTCAATATTTGGAAAGCCACCCGATTCAGGGTATGCCGTTGTGTTTGACAAGTTGCGGAAATGTGATTCAGTGATTGCTGTGATAAACACTACAATTAATGCTTCTTCAGTAACGCCATTAATTGGGATCGCGGTCTGAAGCACCTGAATCATTCTCGTGATTTCAGTCTCATCAAAAGTGTAAACGACACCATCAACATCTTTAGCAGTAATGCTAGAAGGAGGATTAGTGACAATTTCCAAACCACCGTTTCCGCTACCGCTAGGATTGTGATTCACCACCCATAGTGTCTGACTCCTATATGCAAGGTACTGAGTGCCGTCATCCATCATCAGCATTAGCTGATCTCCATATGGCTGAATGTATTTTGGGTTAACCATTAATTAGCCTTTCGCAAATGGGGAGGGTAACGATTTACCCTCCCCATTTTCCCCACTTACGGAAGTGTGTTGTACCCTACCAGCTTCCACCCGCTCTGAGGGTTAGAAGGTGAACGAGTATACATGTAGCGTAGGACTGTCTTATCCGTCGAATGATTGCGAAATACTGTTCCATTACACCTAATGTTTGCAATGTTCGTACCGTTAATAGCTCCATTGAAAATAAACTCATACGTAAGCCCATTAAACAGACTGTTGTTGTCGGTAGGAAGATCAATATTTCGAGCCGCTGTAAACGGTGTAGTGAAGTTAATACGGTTGTAACCGTTCAGAGTGGTTACATAATCGGCGTCAGGTGCGGCAGGCGAAAGTCGCGGCTGAATCTGAGTGCGTACGGTAAGAGTTTCACCAGTCGTATTAGACCCCTGATTGAGAAGCTGTGCGCCGTTTTGAACTTCGTAAATTCCGATTTCCACTTGAGCCGCGTTAACGGCATTGACTCCAACAAGAAGCGCACCATTCGTTGGCGCAAGTGGTACAAGCCTAAGCGAGTCAATGTTGAGGTATCCGCCTGCCAGACCAGAGCCAACACCAAAACAGTTGATAACTCCACCTGTAATGTTCATTGCATTTCCGGTGAGGCTGAACATTCCTACATCAAGCTTACCGTTACCAACCACGTTTACAAGTGTTTGGTTTGCGGCGTAGTTGCCGCCCTCAAGCTTGAGCTGATGAATGGTGGCCTGACCTCCACTGTTAAGCTCAAACAGCTGAGGTCCCTGCAAACAATTGATGAATTCCCAAGTGTCAATCACACAGTTGTAGCCACGCATACGCACAATTGGTCCAACTGCAGACCCGCAAGAAAACAGGAATCGTCCAAAGTGGTTATTCGGCACGCCATTAACACCGGCGCTGAAGTCAATTGCACCGCCGGTAATTGCGTCACCAAAGCGTAGATTGATCCAATCACACCCCCACGGGCATCCAATTCCAGACTTAACTTTAATGGCGTAATAGCCATTAACAAAAATCAAATCTTCGATTCTACCGCCGTGAACTTCCTGCTCAAAAGACAATGCAATTGCATTTGTGTTAGTCACAGGCTGGTTGTTCGCCCACTGGAATGTGATTCCATGAAGCTTCCACGAATGCATTGTAGAGGCGGTATCGCTACCGATTACCAGAATCTTAGTGTTATCAGTAGCCTGAGTAATTGTAGTGGCGCCGTATCCAGCGCTTTCCACTCCCCAGTATGGTTTCAGACTAATGTTGATTGGTGACGTAATCTTGTAATTGCCGGGAGGCAGAATCCCCACAACACCATTAGTGGTGCAGTAGTTAAAGAATGCCTGCAAAGCCGCTGTATCATCTGCGGTGCCGTTTCCTACGGCGCCGAAATCCCACTTAGCATTAGGCTTTACCTTCTGAGAGTAAATGCCGCGCAATGCAACTGTAGTCTGAGAGGTTGGGGTGTTTACAATCCCCGCCATAACCGGATCTTGCAACTGCACACCATCAGCTAGAACTTCCGCCATAGTGTCATTGACAAATTGGGTCAGGTCAGCAATGGCCTGTTCTACAGACTTTCCGCCAAGGTCGCCAATCTGCCCAACAACCCAATCATGTTCAGCCTGAATTGCTGTGTTTACCTGCTCAATGTAGTAATTGACTTGGGTAACGAATTCGTTTCCAAGATCGTTAACCTGCTCATTGATTGTGGGAAGTACAACTCGATTGATGTACTGAACGATTCCCTCAAGCTTATTAAGATAAGTCTGACCATCACGATAGGTGAACGGTGTAACCTGGGGAATGGGGAGCATATCGGGCGCATAAGGCGGAATAGGTGTGATGGGATTAGTAACCATAGTAGAATGATCCATTCGAGTAGTCGTCGGAACTGTTGAGAATGCCCATAAAGAGCGGTTGCATTTCTGCAAAGATCATCATGTCAACATTAATAAATGAGTCACGATATTTACGGATAAGGTCTGAAGCGGCTCCCTGATAACCAGTTGTCAGGCTATTTGTGTTATTCGTCCCATCACTGGTATTATCTCCACTTGCGGTTGTAGAATTAGTTGCTGTGTTTTGGGCGTTTCCGTCTGTTGCACTACTCGCGTAATCTTCATCGCCTGAGAGCATTGTCTGTGGTGTGTCAGAATTTACTGCTCGCGACAATGCGTTAGTTGTGGCAGTTGCGTTATTAGTTCCGTTTGACACATCTTCACTATGCAGTGTTTCGTCTCGCTGTGAATCAATACGCATAGTGTCCAATGCCGTATACTGAATCTGCTGACTTTCATACATCTGATTATAGAATGGCATAATTGTCTGCATCTTAGTGCGAGTAAACTGCAACCAAAGATCAATAGTTTCAACGCCGATTTCGCGCATAAAGAAGTAGTCTAGAATCTTCCCATTTAGCACGGGGCGATAAGTTTCATCAAAGATCGGATAATATCCCAATCCAATCTTTGTCCAGTCTCCACCTGGCACTGTTGCAAGATGCTTGTAAGCAATTCCGTTCCATGTAATGTCCGTATATGGTTGAACCCAATTGTACTTATCCATATCCGTGCCGTAAATTGCTTCTACTACATCGCGAAGCTCCATTGTAAAGTTACTCATCAGTTGGACCTCCTTCCTGATTATCAATGTTATTCTGCGTAGCCATTTGACGCGCCATAGCCTCTACCTCAATGTTAAATTCAACTGAAACATTGAGGCCGTGAACCTTATTGATCCATTCACATGCTTGCCTACGCGACTGAAGCTGAATATTTCTGAAGCTATCTGTTTGACCGTTATTTGCGTCGACTTCAGAAGCAACAAGACGTTCTTTCTTATCTTGATTACTGTTATCTATTCCAAACAATCCCATGCATTCATTCCACCAGCGAGCCTTAAGCAAGCTAAGTTCATTTAGTTGTTTAGCATCAATACTAAAATCAAGAACTGCAATGTCATCAAGTGGCATTGAACCGTTTTCAGCATTCAAAGCAATAAAATCTGCTCCCCCGTCAATCTGCGATTTGATGTTGGTCAATGTAAGCTGAGTTTCCTTATTAGCTTTAAGCACCTTAGGGCGCCTTGCGCTCATAGTGTTAATCTCAATTGTTCGGTCAATCATTGCGAATCGACGCGCATAAATTGTTACAACATCTTTGTCAGGTGTCCGTAGAGCATTTGCCCAAATCGGAATTCCACACTGCTTAGGATCTTCACCAACTTTATCGTAGTCTACAGCTGGATTATATGCGCTAATAAAATTCGGTGACTGAAATTGCTGTGTTGGGTCTCCCGCGAAATCTCCGCCTGCCGTGATGATATTGAATGAAACGGGGTTCTGAATATAGTTCATATAACCCGTTCCACTTCCCTGAACCGCAAGAAACACATCAAGATCGTTATTCTTGTAGAAGACTGACAGTGCGTGATGAAACAAAGTCAATTCGAGAAATCGCAAATCTACCGTGTCAGGCATTCCCTCCCACTTAAATCTAGAAATTGCCAGGTTGGTAAGCTGACGCGCCCACATCAGATATGTGATGCGCTCATCTTCCCTGCCGGAATTTCTCTTAAATCTCTGATCGGCACCATAAAGATGTTCAGAATAAAGGATGTTAGGCACTGCATCAACCATTAGTAACTCACTCCTGCCAGTGTGTCATTGTCAGCAATATCAATATTTCCAATCTTAGTAGGGTCTGCCCAAACTGTCACACCCTTTTCAAAAATTCCTCGAATAGTCTGTTTGAACAATTCTGGAACATTGGCCGCTGAAATGTAAGTCTCAGTCAGCTTCCAATAGGTGAAGTTAGTCATCACCATATAATTACTGGGAAACTGCATAAAACGGTTAACGGCATAACCATATCTAAGCCAATAATCACCAATCATAGCAATATGCGCCGGATCAATGAACTTGAACTTCAGTGTCACACCAAACAGACCGTTAACAATGTTGAATGCGTCACCGCCAATCTGCCCGCTCGTGGTCGGCTGAAGCATCTTAGTATCCTGAAGCTTAGCCTGAATACCAGCAACGGCGTTTTCGTAGTCACCTCGCGAAACCATCTTTGCAAGTCCAGCATTACTGTCAGCAATGCCAAGTGCTGTATTGATATTGGTTCCTGCAATAGTACTTGCCGCTTGATTGCTGATTGCATTTGAGGCTTGATTGGCGCCTTGCTGAAGTGCAACGTTCGCGCCCTCCACACCACTTTTAATCAAGCCTCCGACGACACCTGCCGCTCCCATGCCCAGGGCTCCGGCAGGACCGGCCATAGCGCCACCAGCAAGCCCATTCACAGCACCACCAGCAACATTGCCTACCGCATTGTTAATCTGCTGGTTCTGCAACAGGTTGTTTGCGACCTGTACCTGTTGCATTCCAGCTTGAATGTTCGTCATGCTGTTTTGGAAGTCAGCACTCGCGGCATCAGCGGCATTTCCCTGTGCGACACTTGCCGCCATTTGCACTCGTTGCTGTGACCATTCCGCGTTATGATAGCTGTAAGCAATTCCGTGTGCATTATTCGCCATGTAAGCAATAGCAGAGTTATTTACTGTCATTGCCTGAGGGAACTGACTAATCAACGTTGCAACATCAAGAAACTCTCCCACATCACGATACGTATACTGGTAACTGGGAGTGTTATAGCTGATAGGATAAATCATTGCTCGCTGAGCCGGTGCCACAAATGATGTGACCTCTTGCACATCAGCATTAAGAGCACACCAAAGCTCAGGGCGCAACACAACCGGGGTTGCTTGCCATGCCGTTAGCTCAAGTACACAATATGGCGACGTGAGAAATTTCTTGAGATTTCTCCACCGTGTCGGAATATAATTGATAATGTCAGGGCTTGAACGCCAAGCATTTTTCATCAAATGCTTAGGCATATCAGGCTTATGAATTAGCACGTTACCGATATCAAGAGGCTGACTCGTGTCACTAGGCCAACTAATCCCACTGTAATAGTTGTCAAGCGGCGGCACCATTGCAATGGAGACAATGCCCTGTGTCAGCCAAGGTGTGTCTGCATTATTGTAAAGCCAGTTAGAAAAATCCTCAGGAGTTTTCCACGAGTAAACTGCGGCGCCGCTCACAATGCCTTGGAACATGCTCCCCTTTGCACTGTTCAGCTTTGGTGCGCTCACAGTGCCAGGATCAGCAATAAGATCAACCGTTGACGTGACAATGATTGAGTAGTTAGGAATGTCAATCGTTGACGAACGATTGTCAATGATTGGGGACCATTCCGTATCTACTACTACATAGTCACTACCCGTATCCAAGCCCTCAGGGACAGTCAGATAGTCGCGACCGTAGTTGTTGAATGCGTTGGTGTTTGCGATTGAGATATGTCCACGCTGAACATAACAATTACCGAAGCTTACATTAAAGTTGTACGTTGTCCAAACGTCAAGCTGAAGCGTAAGTTCGGTAGTATTCGGGTTGATGTATTTACTTCCAAGAATAAAGTAGTAGTAATTCTTAGCAACATCACCACCCGGCACCGGCTGAATCGGGTTCGTCACACGCAAGTAGTTGTAACGATTAGCGCGGTTGAACGGGATGTTGATTCGGATGTTCTCACCGGGCTTGAGATAGCTCATCTGCGTCAAACGAATGCCCGCTGAGTTAAGCCCATTAATGTAAGTGTCAAGTGCAGTCTGATTTGCGAACCGCACAATGTCCCTGTAATCGTTGTTCCAAGGAACGTTTACAAGGTCAACCTGTGATCCTTTCGGCCACACAGAATAATCGAAGTCTGTACCAAACGTATAATTCGGGTTTGCCGGAGACTCAATTGTATTAGTCATTAATCCTCTTAATGATTTGATAAGAGGGGAGAGCCCTTGCGGCACTCTCCCCTCTTAAATGCTGTTACTTACGGAGTGTTGTAAGTGAACGTCCAAGACGCGGTTGCGCCAGTAGCAAGCTCATAACCCGTAGTCGGGAATGCCGCCGCCGTAATGGTGACCGGAGTACCGTTTGCAACGGTAATCACCTGACCGCCAGTCAGAACGGTTGCACCATTCTTGTACTGCACACCTTCCTGAGTCGGAATCGTGATCTTATTCGTGGAGCTGGACCACTTGGGCTTCTGAGGCGTAACCTCAAGCAGACCATCATCGTCACTGTCCGGAATGACGTTCGGGTTAGGCCACGGGTTGATCTTGTCACCAGCGACCGTAACCGTTGCCGTGTTGCTCTGACTCTGATCGTCAACTGCCACAACATTGATGATAATGCTCGTGTTGTCCTCATCAGAGCCCACGATAAGCTCACCACCCTGAGTGATATACGTGAACTGAGAGAGCGCCACTCCCGCCTGACCTGCCGCAATGCTGTAAATCACAGCATCGTTAGGGCCACCAGCCGGAGAGGTCACAGCGCTACTGTCAATGCGGTACGTCTGCCCACGATCAACCTTCGTCACTGCGGCTCCCCACTGTCCAGTAGTGCGGTCATACGGGTACACAACCGGAGCACTCACAGATGCAACAGTGTAAACAACACCATTGATGCTGTCACTGGGACGAGTGCTGAACAGAATTGCCGGTGCGAAACGACTAACACTGTAAACACCCCAATGGTGAAGCCAGTAGTTATTGAGAAGCGAAGCCGGGTTATACAGGTTTGCAGTCTCAAGTCGCGAGTCAGCACACACAAAGAAATCGCGAGTAGTCAGGATACCCTGAGCACCATCAATTCCCAGTGCACCATCAGGAAGCACCGTCTTACGAGAGGCAAATTCCATCTTCCCAATGTTGAATGCCGCAGCCAGTGCATCAACATCCATTTCAGCATCAGCACTTGCCGTCACGAAAAGTTCAAGCTCGTTAGGCTTAGCAAACGACGGCATACCAGCCGCGTTATACGAGCGGCTGTAGTACGGGAGGATATTGCTGTATTTGCGGAGCTTCTTAAGCATCAGACGCGCGTCATCACTTGTGGAAGCGGTAACGTCAGAAAGGTCTGCAACCTGCTCGTTAAAGAATCCGTCCTTCTCATCAAACGTCGCGAAAAGCGAAGTCATGATAAGGAATTCATCAACCTGATCGCTATTCTGAAGCATCCCCATCAGGCCAGTCATGAATTCACTCACGCCGCCAGGGTTAAGGAATGCCTGTCGAAGTTCAGCCTCTCGCACCGTCAGCTTATAGCGGTCACGGCGGTCGATGTGATGATAGGAAACCTGAACCTCAGGCGTCATTGCGCCAAACAGTTCCTTTTCCAGTTCGTCACGCTGAGGATCATAGGTGGTTGCCTGAAGCAGACCAAAGAAAATCTCCTCAATGGTCTCACCATACTGAAGCATTCCACGCTTGAACTTTCCAAGCGGGTTCGTCCAGCTAAGCGTCTTGTAAAGCACCATACCGATTCGGTTAACCAGTCCATCAATAAACTGGTTGCGAAGATCGGTGACATTCCACATGTCAT